GACGATACAGTCATCTCAACTGCAATTTGTTTACAAGTTTTTGATTGGAACGACGCAGTAGTCGGGAATAAATACGTCAAATCAGCAATCCCCGAACAATACCTCACAATTAAGAGCCGTATGCAAAAGCTTAAAAAAACGTTATCATTTTAAAGTACATTTGATATTATGTGACTGGAGACATACATGAACGACAAAAATACAGTACGAAATGTGATGGGGAAGTTCAACAAATCCCGCAACTATACACGAAAAGGCTTTTGGAAAACTTGGAAGAACGCACGTAAACTCTTCAACAACGAACGAGTAATGGCAAACTATATTGGTAACTCTGATACCTTTGTTCCAGAAACATTTACTATTTTACAATCCATTAAATCAAACGTTATTGGCGGTAAGATTTCTATGAACTACTTACCAACCAGAGACGACCAGACTGGTGATACAGAAGTTCTCAATTCATTGATGGCTCAAGTGTGGGAACAAGATCGCACCAAACTAAAAGCTTCATGGGCACTAGAAGATTCACTTATTACAGGTAACGGTTATTTGTGGCAGTACGTTGAAGATGGTCTACCAGTAAACTTATACGTTCCTACTGAAGATAACTTCTTTGATACATCAGCTACTAATTATGAGAATCTACGTTTTGGTGGGTATCGTCATTTGACAACCCTAGATGACCTCAAAAAAGAAATGATGACCAATCCTGACTACGATGAAACAATTCAAGACAGTGAACTAAAAATTCCGAAGTATAAAAACCTTGACAAGATTAAACCGTTATCTGAAAGTGGTGAAACTAAAATTGGTGACGACAAAACTGCTAAACAATTACGCGAAGAAATGTTGGCGGGCGCACCACTTGGCGAAGAATCAGGACAAGATGATAAAGAAACAAACATTGTTGAAATTATCTGCTACTTTGACAAAGAACGCATGATTAAAATAGCAAACCGTTCAGTAGTTATCTTAGATGTAGAAACACCATTTAAGCGTGAAGAAAAAACTATTGAAAGTGTTGACGATATGGGTAACCCAGTACAAATCGTACTTCCTGAAATAGAACCATTTATTCCAGTTGCCCCAGCCAGAGATTATGTAGATGGTGCCATGTGGTACGCAAAGGGCGAAGTAGAAGTTATCGGTGAACTACAAGAACTTCTAAACGATACTCAAAATCAAAAGACCGACAATCTTAACTACACGTTAAACAGAATGTGGACCCTTGACCCATCACAAGCTCACAAGAAAGACGAGATTCAATCAGTACCCGGTGCAGTCTTTACTATCCCTCCTGGCTCATTAGAGCAAATTCAAACCGCTTCAATCGGTGGTGACGCAGACAATGAAATGATGCGTATTACTTCTGCTATGCGTCGTGCTACTGCGGCTGATGAACTTATCCAAGGAGCAGCTACCGACGGAACGATTACCGCTACTGAAGTACGGGCACAACTAGCACAAGCAGGTACACGCTTTGGTTCTAAAGTTGAAAACTACGAAAATGAATTCTTCTGTATATTAGGTAAAAATATGTTCAAGATTCTTCAAATCTTTACTACTCAAGAAATAGCTGTAAGAATGCTTGGGCCAAAAGGCGTAGAGTGGAAAAACTACAATCCAGGTGAATTCTTAGGTGACTACGACGTCAAGGTTGCTCTTGACGGTACAGCTCGTGTCCTCAAGGAAACAGAAAAACAAGAAGCAATGCAGTTCTTCTTAATGGCAAGTAAAATGCCGTTTGTAGACCAACAAGTATTATTCAAGATGGTTGCTGGCAAACTGTTCGATAAAACTGAACAAGAATTACGCGACTTGATTGCCGCCCAACCTATGGGAGTACCTGGACAATTACCGGGTGAGGTTTCTGGTGAAATGGGTGGTATGCCACAAGCAGGTGCGGGTGAGATGGCACAAATGCCAATGAGCCAAGCTGAATCACAAGTAACAAATCAGGAGATGCAAGGTGCTGGCATGAATGTACCTGGCATGCCACAAGCATGAAGCCCGAACTAAGAAACTCACTAAGAGAATTTATTAAATCACCAGCAGGCGCAGAGTTGCTTGGGCTTTTAATTAACCAAGAACTAGCATTAGAAGCTGAAGCCACAAAAAAAGATGTTACTATCGATAGACAGGTACAACTGTTTAACAAAAAACAAGGAGTGTATTGGGTGCGTACACTCATTAGCGACCTTATCGATGCTCGCAATGGGAAGTAAGGCACCTTTACTTCCCTTTATGGGTATTGACACTTACTAGTGCAACCATTACTATTTTGCTAGGTGCAGCAACTTAACTAAAAAAGGAGACGTTATGGAAGAGACCACAACCTCAACGCCTCAAGACGAACAAACTCAGGCGGCAGAGCCACAACTTGAGAGTCAAGAGACGCAGGCGGTTCAGGAACCAGCAGCAGCTGAATCCCCTAACACCCAACCAGCCGAAGAACCTTCGGACGACAAAGAGTTACTGGATTGGGCGAGTAAGAAAGGCATCTCAACAGATGACCCAGTGAAACTACTTAAAATGGTACGCGAAAGCGAAACCAAAATGCACCAAGCTACCAATGAAGCTTCAAAACTTCGTGATGGCGTGCAGGAAGTAGCTCAGAATGACGGTCAAGACGATGTTTACCAACTTATTAACCGCTTAAAAGTAACCGAGTTTTATCTCAATAATCCAAATGCCCGTGATTACGATGGCAAGATGGCTGAGATACTAGAGGATAAACCTTATTTGGCTAATGACCTCGAAACGCTTTATGACCTGGCCAGGTTTAAAAGTGCAGACGAGAAATTAGTTGAAGCCAGGCAGGCTGGAAAGACTGAAGCTCTGAAACAAATTACTAAATCAGAGTTAGCAGCACCACCACAAAACACGGCTACAACCCGTCAAACTCCTAGTGATGAAATACCAAACTTTACTTCAGTTGAAGATTATGAAGCTTGGAAAACCAAAACTGGATTCGACCCGTTTGCAGTCCCATAATTAACAAATAAGGAGAAAAGAAATGGGCTTAGGAACCGACCAAATGACCGGTACTACTCTTGCTGTGTTTCGCCCCAATATTTGGAGCATGGAAACACTCAAAGCTCGCGAGAGTAACCTAGTTCTCGTTCCTCTGGTAAAACACTATGATCGAGACATCGCAGGAAAGGGACAAACAGTTGAAATCCCTAACTTGTCAAATTTAACAGCTAACGCTAAAGCAGCTAACACTCAAGTTACGCTTAACGCTGTTACTGAAACCAAAACAACAATCAGCATCAACCAACACTATGAAAGTTCTTTCTTGCTTGAAGATTTTGCTGACATTCAATCAGCTTACGACGCAGCACGTGAGTACACACAAAAGACTGGTTATGCACTAGCTGAAAAAATGGATAAATTTGTTGCTACAGACTTAACTGCAAACGCTGCTAAAACTATCGGTGTTGCAGGTACAGCTCTTGACGACACTGTAATCCTTACAGCTAACCGCTACCTTGATGACGCTAAAGCTCCTACAACAGAGCGCTATTTAGTTGTTACACCAAAAGGTAAGCAAGACCTTCTTGCTGTTGACAAGTATGTAACCTACAACGCTCTTGGTGTTGGTGGTGACGCTAACAGCATTAAGAATGGCCGCATCGGTCAAATTTACGGCGTAGAAGTATTTATGAGCCAGAACCTTGTAGTTACTGCAGGTACACCTGACACTCATAAGAACATTATGTTCCATCGAGAAGCTTACGCAATCGCTGTTCAGAAAAATATTTCATTTGAAGAACAACGTAAAGCAGAGTACCTTGGTACTTTGTACGTAGCTCAATCTCTATGGGGTGGTAAGATTCTACGAAGCGACCACGCTGTAACAGTTCAGTGCTAAAATAGTACTGAGAGATGCAAGAAAGGCCTCTGAAAAGGGGTCTTTTTTGTTGCCAATAAATCTCGGTTATGTTATTGTTGAATTACAGGAGGTGCCAATGGCTCAATTAAACATAGACGACAAGTATTTACCTGATTTAATTGTTAGGAAAATGGTTGTTCAAGAACAAATTAACGAATCTAAGAAAATAATATTTAGAAATTATCTTGATCATACTGAGGGTACAAAACGTAATCAAGATAACATGGTTGCAGAAGCTGAATTCAATATTAAACAACTTACAAAAAAGATTGATACGCTTCAAGAAGAACTCGACAAACTAGAAAAGGAATAGTTATGAAACTAGCAGTGGTGGTGCCGTCACGAGGCTTACTCTTTAGCCAAACAGCTGAAGAATTGCTTAATGAGATAAAAGATATTCCACATAAACTCTTTATTACGGTTGGTAAGCCGCTGCCAGAATGTTTTAACGCTCCAGTCAACGAAGCACTGAAAGACCCAGAGATTACTCACATTTTAATATGTGAAGATGACATGATTATTCCTAAAGGTGTCTTAAAAGCTATGATTAAGACTAATTATGCCGTAGTGGCTCTTGATTATCCATTTAAGGGACATGACGCTACCACCCTGCATGCTCCTGACGGTTCTGCGTTATACACTGGCACAGGATTCATGCTTATTAACCGTCTTATCTTAGACAAAATGGAAAAACCATACTTTAGAACAGACATAGCCTGGGATAGCATGATAACCAAAGAAAATGAAATACTTTTTTGGCCACGAGATGTGTCTAAGAAGAAAACGTACGGGCTACATGATGTTCATTTTGGAATACTATTGTTTGCTAATCAGATACCAATCTGTGTGCCACCAGTGACGGCAGGGCAACGTAAACTTGTGGAAAAGGGCAACAGTGAATCAAACATGGGCGTAGACTCCATCAAGGAACTACGCAGAGTATGGCGCAACAACACCACCAAGAATGAATCACCAGAAATCATTGCTGCATTTCTTAAACGAATTAACCAACTAAAAAGCGTAAAGATACTTACCGCTAAACCAGAAAACGTGTATTACGAAGATGGTCAAGCCAGAATACGGAGTGAGCATGTCGTCGTATAAAATAGCGGTTATTATTCCATCTAGGGGCACAATGTATGCCGATACATTAAAAGAAATTTTAGAAAATCTTGAGGGGTTTGATTACGACATATTTTGGTCACACGGCAAACCAATTCCAGATTGTTTTAACAAACCAATTGAAAAAGCACTAGAAAAGAAATGGACTCACTTCTGGTTAGTAGAAGAGGACATGGTTATACCCCCTCAGACGCTTCAGAAGCTCCTAGAAGCTGATGTAGACGTGATTGCATGTAATTACCCAGTATTAGACGGAACGCCCAGTGTGCACGCTGATATTGAGGGAAACGCGTACTTTACTGGTACTGGATGTATGTTGGTTAAAGATGCAGTGTTCAGAAAGCACAAAAAACCTATATTCAGGAGTGATATTGGTTGGTTAATAAGAAGCCAAGGAAAAAATCTTAAATTATCTGCACAAGAGTTTGACCCAACTGAAGTTTATGGATACCACGATGTAACTTTTGGCATTTCGAGATATTTAAGCAAAAAACCAATAGTAGTTGCCGATGTCGTATGTTATCAACGTAAACTGAAGAAAAAAGGCGAAAAAGACACTAATCAAGGTCAAGATACTATTGAACTCATTAAAGATTTAGGTACTTTGTATTTTGATACAGAGGAACAAGAAAAAAAAGAAAATGTGTTAATGGAAGTCTTATATGATGGCAAAGTTATGTTCATGCAAAAAGAACATGCTAAGAGACTTATCAAAGAAAAAAAAGCAAAATTGCTCACTAAATCATATAAATATCTCACAGTTGAGTTTTTTCATAACCCAGAATTGATGGACCAGATATGAACTTACTCATTTGCCTTATAACATTTAATCGCTTGGATTACACGCAACGGACTATCCAATCTTTATTAGAAACAATAGAAGTGCCGTATTACCTAGTCGCAGTTGATAACAATTCGTCAGACGGTACACAGCAATGGCTAAAAGAATGCGGATTATTTGATGAAGTCATATTGAATCCAGATAACTATTACCCAGGCAAAGCTACTAATATTGGTTGGACACAGGGATTACTAAGTTATCCACAAGCCACACATCTTATGCGACTTGATAACGACATGCATTTTGAAAAAGACTGGGATACTAATGTCAAACGTTATTTTGATGCTATACCAGAACTAGGACAATTAGGATTAGACCACGACGCTATTAGTGCCGATGAAAATAATGTTGGTGGAAGTATTTTTACATTAAACGGAGTAACCGTAGATGGATGGCCAGGTTGTGTTGGTGGTCCAAACATAATACGCAGAGAAGTCTGGGAAAAAGGTGCTAGGTATGATGAAACTCCTTGGTATTCAGACGGAACGGGCAGGACAATGCAAGAAGATTCCAAGTTTAGCCGCTTTATTAGGAACAAATTAGATTATTTTATTGGACACCCAATAGAACGTTTATCTTATACATTTGCCAATCAATCTAACTGGGAAGATTATCCAGATTATTATTTAAAAACTATGACAGAGAGGGGGTATCAAAATGTCTACAAAGAAAAACTCGACGAACTTAAAAAACAAAGTGCTGATGTTACTACCGAGCAGGAGTAGAGCGGAAAAAATAGAACCATGTATTGAAGCGTGGAGACAAACCCATAAACAAAGCGATTTGTTGGTTTTGTTGGATGATGATGACCCAGAGTTGAAAAAATACAAACGCCACAATGATGTTATGTATGATGTGGGACAAAGAATCCGCATGTGTCCAACAGTCAACCGTGCGATACTTGATTACCCCAATTACAAATATTACGGCTTTATTGGTGATGACCACATATTCCGTACTGATGCTTGGGACCAGAAACTAATTTCAGCAATCGAGAACAAAGGTGGTGGCTGGGGTATTGCTTACGGGAATGACCTATTGCAAGGTGCACGACTAGCTACGCACTGTGTAATGAGCAAAAACATCTTAGATGCCGTCGGCTATATGGCTATACCTGGTCTTACGCATTTATACATGGATGATTTCTGGATGAATCTGGGAGCAAATATAGACAGACTATTCTACGAACCAGAAGTCATCATTGAACACATGCATTATTCCATTGGTAAAAGCGAGGAAGATGCACTCTATACTGAGGTAAATTCCTACAATATGAATAGCCACGATAAATTAGTGTTTGATTACTGGAAAAACAATGACATGCTCAGAGATGTCTACAAAGTGAAAGAAGCGATGAAATGAAAATTGGAATAACAGGACATCTTGGGTTCATTGGTAAGCAACTTATCCAGAAGTTTGAATTACGTGGAGATTATGTAAATATATTTAGTGGAGATATACGAGACCCCAAAACTTTTTTAGACATTAACTACACCTACGATTACTTCTATCATTTTGCGGCACCAAGTTCACAAGTACAGTTTGCTCGCAACCCACAATACTGCATAGAAACAACTTTAGTGGGATTTATGAACATTGCTACGGCTTGTAAGCGTAACAACGTCAAACTTGTTTATCCATCAACTGGCATATTAAGTCATGGCAAAGCCAATGAATACGCACGATGCAAGGCAATCTGTGAAGATTACGCTCAAAACATGGAAAGTATTGGTTTGAGGATATTTGCTTCCTACGGTCCATACGAGGGTCATAAACGTGATTTTGCTTCAGTACCGTACCTTTTTGCTAAAGAGGTTGTAAATGGCCGTAAACCCATTGTATTTGGCTCAGGAGAGCAAGTTAGAGACTTTATCTATATAGACGATGCAATTAACGCAATCGTAGAACTTGCTGAGAACAGCAATAAGAAAGTAGTAGATATTGGTTCTGGAGTTTCAGTTAGTTTTAACGAGATACTTAGAATTATTTACGATATTACCAAAAAACCCAATGATGTCGTTTATGTGCCTAAGCCAAACGAGTATGTAGACGAGACTCACGCTAACGTAGAAGAGATGCTTACCTATTACCGACCAAGGATAAGTTTACACACAGGCTTAAACAGAATTATAGAATCATTAAAGCAATAGTAGTATAATCGCAAGTATGAAAGTCCAATTCCAAGATATTATTGATGAACTTGACGATAGGTTAGAATCAGAAAACAAGAACAAAAAAGAATCAGATAATTTAGATTCTATCGTAGGTTCAAATGATGCGGTACAAAAAGCCGTTATAGATACCACTAAAATTTTAATTAAGTTTTTAGCTGAACACACATCTAAGGTTGAGGTTACTAATCACCAAGACCAAGTAGAAGTAGTGTCAACGCCCGATGTGCAGAATGTAGTAGTAGCTGTCGCTTCACTTGAAAAAACAATCAAAGAAAACCATGTTACTGACGTTAATACAGTAGAAGCCATCAACAAGCTTGGTAAATTGCTTGAAAAATTACCAAATCAAATAGTAATACCGGAAACTAAAATACCCGATCAAGTTACTGTAAAAAACCAAGTAGATTACTCAACCGAATTACAAAACCTATCAGATGCTATTAAAAAGATTGATGTTCGACCAGAAGTGACCGTTAAGGCACCAAAAGTTGACGTTAAGACTGATTCTAAAGATGTAATCAATGCTATTGCAGATTTGAAGAAAGCAGTAGAAGAAAAACCAGTACCAATACCAATGCCTACTGATTTAACTCCACTTATTCTAGCCACTCAATCAGTCCAAGAAGCAATTAACAATCAACAGTTTCCAATTCCTAATTACATATTACCTTTTCAAAACCCAGATGGTGCTGCTACTCAAGCTAAAGTCAATAGCAATAATGAATTGATAGTTGACACCTCGGACGGTATAGCTCTAGTAGCTCAAGATTTATTCGGTAGCGCAGTAAGTGGCTCGAGATACAATCAAGTAGAAATAGATTTTAGTACAACCGACCCAGATGCAATTAGTGATTTAACAATCACCAAGACAGTAGGTGGTGATGCAAGTAATTCTGGTGGACAAGCAGTATTTGCAACGGGCACAAATACCAACAGCGGTATTAAGGCTGTCACCAACACATCTGTAACATATCGACCTCATGCTGAAACATTTGTAGCATTTACCGCTATCTTTACTGCTGGAATAGCAAATAGTTATCAGCGAATTGGTTTGTACGATACCAATAATGGTTTCTTTATTGGTTATGAGGGAACATCTTTTGGCGTAACAAAAAGAAGTGGAGCAGTCGACACCACTACTGCAAAAGCAAGTTTTAGTGAAGATACATTAAGCGGTCAGTCAACATCTAAATATACACGCAATGGTGTACCAGAAGCAATTGATTTAACAAAAGACAATCTTTTTAGAATACGCTTTGGCTGGCTTGGTGCTGCACCTATTTACTTTGAAGTTTTTTCACCAGACGGAGAGTGGATTGTATTTCACAAGATTAAACACCCCAATACCGCAACCGTACCTACGGTACAAAACCCAAATCTTCCAATTACACTCGACATAAAGAAAACAAATGGCGGTGCAACCGTTCTTACTATGAATACTGCTTGTTGGGCTGCTGGAAGTACCAGCAATTTCTTAACAATGACTCATCCTATATCTGACAGCACGTTGGCTGGTTTAAATCGTTCTGTAATAGCAGGTAGAGCAAGTTCGGGTGGTGGAACCTATTACAATGTAAAAGTAAATCCTAGTGGTTCTTTGGAAACAAATGCTACAGTCTCTGGAACTGTTTCAACTGAAAGTGCTGTTTATTACAAAAGACTAGATGATACAACCACTCTAAATATGATTTATATCGGTGAAGCACAGCCAAGTACAGCAACATCAGCAGCAAGTTGGAGAATAAAACGATTAGACGTTAGTAGTGGCTTAATAATACAATGGGCTGGTGGCGGTGCATTCACACAAATTTGGGATAAT